ATGCCAAATACGCCAGCAAACATCAACTTTGGGTTTACCCAGGGTTTTGGTTCGCTGGCACTTACGCGACGCAAAACGAAAATACCCGTCTGACCAGCGCAATTTGCTGTGCAGCAACCGATTAAACCATGCGCGCAGCATTGCTGCAAGGCCCCTACTAGGGGCTCTAGGGGCTCTAGCGAACCGACTTATGTGTTACCGACTCGGCGTGTACAACAACGTTAAGCGTATTTATGCAGGTCAGCGGCACTCTGCCGCATTTTGCCCTATTGCACACGACCAAAAACGGGCTGAGACTGCCTACATGCAACCATTGCATATAAACACCTTATATCGCACGCGTGTTCGAATGTACTAGGTCCTCCGCAAAGCGGGCAAACACCACAGCAAAGGCTAATCCATGTCTTGGACAGTCTATGTACTGATCGGTTCTCGTAATAAGCCGCTTTACGTCGGTTCAACTGACAATATCTCGCGTCGGCTAAGAGAACACTGGAACCAACCGGCGCTATATCCCGAGTTGAACTGGCGGACGAAGCGTGAAGCGGTGCGCCAAGTTGAGTTGATTGAGTGTGAAACCCAGCAGCAGATGGAGGCTACGGAAGTCTTGACGATCCAGCGTCTAAAGCCGCTGCTCAATAGGAAACATAACTCTAGGAAGCGTCCGCTGGTCGGATTGGCTACACCGCCGAAGATCAGAGAGAGGAACGGAGAGATCTTGCGAAGGGTGCTTAATGCCTGCTCGTAGCAAGCCGGTTGAGCATAAGCGGCGTGTCGGCCGTGGGCTTGGTGTGGATGCCGCTGGTAAGCGGTTGTCTACTGTGACGGCACTGCCGACCCCTGCCGAATCGCCGCCTCTACCAGGGCATTTAGGTGGTTGTGCCGAGCATTGGGAGCGTATCTTTTCGGCTAACTGGGTTTCACCGATTTATGACGTGATGGGTGTGCAGCGGTTGTGTGAGATGTATCAGCAGCGCGCCGCTATGCAGAAGTCGTTAGCTGAGACAGGTTGGATGTTGGAGCGGGGGACTGGGGCGCCGATGGCGAATCCAATGGTGGGGCAGATTAATCGGTTGGATACTGAGATTCGTCATCTTGAGGTGGAGTTTGGTTTGACGCCGGCGGCGCGGGCTCGGTTGGGGTTGACGGAGGTGCAGCGGCAGTCGCGGTTGGATGAGATGATGCGCCGGCAGAGGGAAGCCTAGTGGGGCGGGTTGCTGGGTGGCCGCCGCGGTGGTTGACGCCGGTGCCGGTGGCGGCGGTGCGTAAGTCGCGTGGCGGTGATGTGGGGGAGTTCATCGACGGGTTTTGTCATGTGACGAAGGATTCGATCGGTGGCCGGGTTGGTGAGCTGATCGTGTTGCGGCCGTGGCAGAAGCTGCTGCTGCGGCACTTGTTCGCGGAGCGGCCGGATGGGCGGTTGCGGCATCGGCAGGCGTTGATCGGGATGGCCCGCAAGAACGCGAAGTCGACGCTGTCGGCGGGGATTGCGTTGCAGCGGCTGCTGATGGGGGCGCCGGGCTCGGAGATCTATTCGTGTGCGGGGGATCGGGAGCAGGCGCGGATCGTGTTCGGCACGGCGCGGCGCATGGTGGAGATGGAACCTGAACTCGGCGCGCATCTCAAGTGCTACCAGAACGCGATCGAGCACGCCGCGGCCGGCAGCGTGTACAAGGTGCTCTCGGCAGAGGCTTACACCAAGGAGGGGTTGAACCCGACGTTGGTGCTGTTCGATGAGGTGCATATTCAGCCGAACCGTGAGCTGTGGGATGTCATGCAGTTGGCTGCGGGTGCCCGGCCGGAGCCGCTGATGGTGGGGATCACGACAGCCGGGGCGCGGTATGACTCGACTGGGCGGGATTCGCTGTGTTACGGGCTGTATGAGTATGGGAAGCGGATCATTTCGGGTGAATTCGTTGATCCGTCGTTCTTTATGGCCTGGTGGGAACCCTACGATGATAAGGCTGCGACGACTGATCCGAAGGCGTTGCATCAGGCCAATCCCGGGTATGGGGATATTGTGTCGGCCGAGGATTTCGAGGCGACGGTGTTACGCACACCGGAGCCGGAGTACCGCACGAAGCGGATGAATCAATGGGTGACCGATTTGCAGGCGTGGCTACCCGAAGGTGTGTGGGATGCCTGCTCGGACGCTGCCGTCGGTATTGCTGACGGCGATGAGGTGTGTTTGGGGTTCGATGGTTCGTACAACGGGGACAGTACCGCTCTGGTCGTCGTGGTGTGTGGTGGAAAACCGCACGTCGACGTCGTCGAGTGCTGGGACAAGCCGGCCGACGGCCCTGATGCGTGGACGGTTCCGATTGCTGATGTTGAGGACGCGATCCGTTCGGCGTGTCGGCGTTGGCAAGTCCGGGAAATAGTCTGCGACCCGTATCGGTGGGCGCGGTCGTATCAGATCCTGGCCGATGAGGGGCTGCCGATTGTGGAGTTTCCGCAGTCCCCGTCTCGGATGACGCCGGCCACGCAGCGGTTTTACGAAGCGGTGTGTAACGGCGGGTTGACGCATAGCGGGGATGTGCGGTTGGGGCGGCACATCAAAAATGCTGTCCTCAAAATTGATTCGCGTGGGCAGCGGATCGTCAAAGAGAGCCAGCGGTCGGATCGCAAGATTGACTTGGCGGTGGCCGCGGTGATGGCGTTCGACCGGGCAAGTGTTGTGGAGCCGACTTACGATCTGCTTCAAAGTGTTTGGTAGACCGACTTTGCGTTGCGGGCCGTCATGTGAGTGACCATCTAGGCGAGGCCCAACAGTGGGTTATGCAGGCTTACACATCCGACACACAGGCAGCTGTTAGCTGCCTCATTAATGCGGTACACGAATTGATTAACGCAGTGGGCAAGTTAGAGGCCGACTGTTTAACGGCGGAGGGATCTGCAATGGATCACAAGGAGATTCGGTGATGGCTATCAAGTCGTATAACTATGATGTGCCGCCGGCTGGTGGCGGCCCGTATGATGCGCCGACGCCGCATGCGGCGGTGGTGGCGCAGGAGCCGTTCGTGGCGCCGGAAAAGGATCTGACCGATTTGGGTGATCAGCATCATCCGATGTTCGGTGAGGCGTCGGAGGCCGGCGGCTAGACCATGTGGCCGTTCAAGCGCGCTGAGGTTGAGCAGCGCGCGATTTCGCAGTGGCCGTGGGACATCGGCGGGCCGCCGCCGTACGCGACACGGACCGTGTCGGTGGACCGGGCGTTGTCGCTGGTCCCGGTGTTTGCCGCGGTAAGATTGCTGGCGGACTCGATCGCGTCGCTGCCGCCGGTGCTGTACAAGACCGGGGCAAATGGGTTGCCGGTGCGCCAACCCGATCCGCCGCTGTTCATCGCGCCGAGCGTCCATGGCACACTGCCGGACTGGCTGCACCGCGCCGTCGTCTGTATGGCGTTGCACGGAGACGCTATCGGCATAATTGCCGAAACTAGCTACGATGGTTGGCCCACCATGGTCGAATGGCTTGACCCCCAGCAGGTCGTCACCCAGGACAGCAACCGTTTCGGTCCCGGCTCCTACATGGATCCACTGTGGTACTGGTATGGGCAGGCATTACCGCGGGATCGGCTGATCCACGTGCCCTGGTTCACGATGCCGTATCGGGTTCGTGGGCTGTCGCCGATCGCCGCCTACGCCGCCACTGCGCACGTCGGGCTGGCGTCCCAGGACTACGCCGCGCAATGGTATGAGCAGGGCGGTGTTCCGCCCGGCACCTTCCAGAACGTGAAACAGACGGTGTCCAAAGAGGACGCCGATCTCATCACGGCGCGGATCACGGCGCGGCTACAGACCCGGAAACCGCTTGTCTACGGCGCCGATTGGAGCTACACACCGATCGCAGTCAGTCCGAATGAGGCGCGGTTCATTGAGACGATGCAATTGACCGCGACGCAGATCGCCACGATTTACGGTATTCCGCCGGAGAAGATCGGCGGCACCACCGGTAAGAGTCTCACGTATTCGACGGTGGAAATGAACACCCTTGACTATCTGACGTTTTCGTTGCGGCCGTGGCTGGTTCGGCTGGAGAAAGCGTTCACGAAGCTGTTTCCGCGGGGCCAGTACGTGAAGTTCGACACCAGCGAAATGTTGCGGGCCGACACCAAGACCAAAGCCGAAATCGCGGCGCTGTCGCTGGGTACCCCGAGCCAGCCGTGGCTGACCCCCGATGAGGTGCGCGCCGACTACGACCGGCCACCGATGCCCCCACCGCCCGAGCGTCCGCCGGCGCCGATTGCACCCACCAACACCACAGTGGGATCGCCGGCGCCGGCGGCCCCCATGAACGGACAACAGCCCGCCGCCGTGGGCGCCACATCGAAAGGATCCACCAATGGCAACCGATGACAAAAAGCCCTACGGCGACGTCAAATACGCGGACCCGAAAAACGGTAAATATCCGGTCGACACGGAAAGCCATGCCAGAGCTGCGCTTTCATACTTCTCGATGCCCAAAAACCAGGCTGGCTACAGTCCCGAAGAAGTCAAAGCCATCATGGGCCGCATCAAAGCAGCCTGCCGTAGATTCGGCATCCAACTCAGCGATGACGAACGCAGCCTCGACTCCACCGACCCCGCCACCGACGGTATCGAACGCATATTTACCAGCACATGGCAACCCAAACTGGGAATGCCCGTGGAGGTCCGCGCCAACGGCAAAAGTAGCCGCGAAATCGGCGGCTACGCCGCAGTATTCGACCGCGAATCCGAGAATCTCGGCACATTCGTCGAACGCGTCTCGCGTAGCTGCTTTAACTCGTCCCGAGCCGATGGCTGGCCTGGTGTCATCTGTCGCTTTAACCATGACGACAGTTACGTTCTGGGCACTACGCAGGGCCACACACTTAGGGTGTGGACTGATGAAACAGGTTTGCAGTACACGGTGGATGTGCCCGAGCACCGCGGCGACGTCCTCGAGCTCGTCGCCCGCGGCGACGTCGCCAATTCTTCGTTTGCTTTCATTGCGCACGAAGTTGATTGGGGATACTCAGACCAGGGCTATCCCACCCGAACACTACTGCAAGCCAAGCTGATTGATGTCGCGCCAGTGACAGTACCCGCGTACCGCAGTACCACCGCGGCGCTGCGTGGTCTAAGCCGCTATCTAGGGGTTCCGTTTGAGGACGTGATTGCCTTGCAGGAAAAGCAGGAATTGCGGAAGTTGTTTATCCGCACGGATGTGCCGCTGGCGCGTAAGCCGATCACTGGGCGCGCTGCCAAGCTTCAACTGTTAGAAAAGCAATACGTGAAACCGGCACTGTAACAGGGGAATTTTTCCCGGTTGGGACATCGTTGGCGCAAGAGCGTCGGCCGCCCCCAACCGGTTTGCGTGGGTAGCCGCGCCAGTGGGTTGGTCGACAACGCAGCTCACATCCACCAAACTGCCCGCGCATTGAAAGGAACCTGGGCATGACTATCAACATGAGCGTGAACGAAACCCACGACAAGCTGTGGGCGCAGCGCAAAGACACCATGGACAAAGCGCGCGCACTGGCCGACAAATCCGACGAGGAAAACCGGGCCATGACCGAAGCCGAAGACCGGCAATGGAACGAAATGATGGCCGAGATCGACCGCCTCGACAAACGGATGGAAGACATCCGCAACGGCGAAGCCAAAGCGCGGGCCGCCGAAGAACGCGTCGCCGCCCTGGTCAACGGCCGCAACACGGGCGGGACCGCGGCGGTGGTGGCGGCCACCTTCGAACAGCAGAGCCTCGAGCTGCGCCGATTCATGCTGGGCCAAAGCGAATCCCGCAGCTATGAACTCGCGTTGCCCAACTCGGTGGAACGCCGCGTACTCACCGATTCCAGCGCGCCGCTGCCCACCGGGTTCATCGGCCAGCTTTACAAATATCTGGTGGACACCAGCAGCGTCCGGCAAGCCAACCCGTACGTGATCTCCACCCAATCCGGTGAAAGCATGCTCATCCCGCGCTCGACCGCCGAGGGCGCGGCGGTGTGGACGGGTGAGAACGCGGCGCTGTCGGCGTCGGATCCGACGTTCTCCTCGATCACGGTGGGCGCCTACAAGCTGGCCAAGCTGATTCAGGTGTCCAGCGAGCTGATTCAAGACACCGGATTCGACGTCATCGGGTTCATGGCCGAGCACGCCGGCCGCAACCTGGGCATCGCGTCGGACACCGCCTATGTCGCCGGTACTGGAACCAACCAGCCTAGCGGATTCGTCGGCTCCGCCACCGTCGCCCTGACCGCGGCCACCGGCACCGGATCCACCACCGGGCTGCCCACCAGCGGCACCGTGATCGGCGCCGACGTGCTGATCGAGCTGTATCACTCGGTGCTGCCGCAGTACCGGCCGCGGGGATCGTTCGTGATGAACGACTCCACCGTCAAAGCTGTCAGAAAATTGAAAGACACGACCGGGCAGTACATTTGGCAGCCCGCCCTGGTCGCCGGCCAACCGGACACCGTGCTCGGCAGACCCGTGTACGCCGATCCGAACATGCCCGCGATCGGCGTCTCAGTGAAACCGATCGCGTTCGGCGACTTCGGCGGCTACGTCATCAGAGACGTCACCCCGGTCCGCTTCGAACGCAGCGACGATTTCGCGTTCGGCACCGACCTGGTTTCGTTCCGCGCGATTTTCCGCACCGACGGCAAACAGCTCGACGCGAACGCGATCAAGTTGTATCAGACGGCGGCCTCGTAATTATGAAGCGGATCAAACTGCTGTTCCAGCCAACGGGCATGTTCCACAACATGTCCGGCTGCAACATCGGTGACGTTCTCGACGTGCCCGACCAAGTCGACGCCGACAACGCGGCCCGCTACTGCGCCACCGGGCTCGCCGAGGAAGTCTTGGACGGCGCACCGGAAACCGCGGCGGCATCCAAAAAAACCAAATCAACGAAAGCGACCGAATGAAGATACTGGGTGTCCTGCGCCAGTTCGAGGGCGGCGGATACTACCGTATCCGCCAGCCCCTCGACGAACTCGCGTTACACGGCCACGAAACCGCCTACGAGATGGCGAAATCCACCGTGACAGCACAAGGATTCGACA